GATGAATGCCATTTATCCGCTGTAATATCATATGGACCTCCTTCTGGGAGATTTATACCAACAATATCATGTAACACAAATGTACAACCCCACGAACCATAATTACTCCATTTTTTAAAACCAATAGTATAATCCCAACTTTGCAATCCTATGTCAAGATAATCGTCTGGTAATTTTACATCAGGCATTGAATAACCAACCCATTGACCAACCTCTCCCGGTACATTAAATTTACCAGAAGTTAATTTTACAGTTTTGATATTTGGCGCACTTTCAAAATTTTCTATATTTTGTTGTTTTGAAAAAAATATAGCAACGATTATCACAACCAATAAAACAGCAAATGACATAAAAGCTTTATTTTCTTTGCCCGTATTAATACTTAAAATAGTTATAATACTTATAAATACAAATACAAATGTAACAATTGACGCGATGTTTACAGTATTAGTATTTTGAACTATTTGATTGCTTCTATTTATTTTATTTTCATATTTCTTCAAAGCATCCTTTGAACGCATAATCTTATTTCTTGAATCTGTTATGTCTTGTTTTGCAGATAGCACATTTTCACTGTAGAGTAATGATTTATTATTTAATCTATTTTCACCTGAAATTACTATATGTTCTTTTAAATTTATAAAAATAGGAGCTACTGACATTTTTAATATTTTTTCCATATCACTTTTATTGTTAGATATCAGTTGCATACTATGAAATATAGAATACATCAATTTCATACGACACATTTGATAAAAAGTCTTAATATCATTTATATAATTTTGATCAGAATATTTAATATCATCACCATTAAGATAATTTAAATGTGTTAAAATATCTACTTTAAATACATTAAATAAATTTGAAACAGCAATATCGCTTGTGATAGTAAAATCATTTACAGTATTATTAATGCCTAATCTAGATATACCCATTTTAATTGTATAGTAATTATCTCTAGTATATAATGAAATGCCGTTATCAGTGTATACATATCTACAACGAATATTGAAACTATCTGTTATAATGCTTTTATTGTTCTTTTTAAGATCATACACATTGTTATAAATTTCTTTGATAACGTCTATGTAAAATAAATACATTTTGATATCATTTGATGCATATGACGATATATCGTAATCTATTATTTTTGTATTTATAGACGGTATTGATGATTCAATGTCAAATGTTTTAGTGTTTGTGTGGTAAAAATACCCTGAACCATCAGACGTTTTCTTAATATACTTATGTGAAAAGTACATATACATTCCACCATTCCAACTATGAATCATTTTAATTGGATAATACGTATTCTTCTCCAATGTAATTTTCCCGACTACTTCATTTGCATTTCCAGAATCATTCATAATCATCACATCATTTACATAGAAAGAAAAGGTTCCACTTGAAAAAACATGAAAACTGAATTCTCCAGATAAATCATTTGTATAAAAATATCCGTTATATTCAGTATCCATATCATATCCTTTGTTTTGTATTGAAATTTCTATAGACGAAACTACCTTATCATCTCTTGTCTTTCTATCACATAGCAACCCATCAATATATACGTTTTTTGTTTTTACAACACGTTTAAATTCGTCTTCATAAAACTCCTCTTGATAAGAAGATACATCAAATATTGTTTTATTTGCAAGAATATAATTAACAAATTGTTTATTGTATGTTATATAATCTTGATTATTTATAAAATTTGAAAATATTATTTTCATTAAAGATGATTCTGAAAGTTTTTCATCAATTGAATCGATATCCCTGTTGATGTTATATAAAGAAATTATTTTTGTATGTAAAATATCATCTTTAATATCCATATCTATTTTATAATTATAAATAAAAAAAATTAAGCAGAATTCAATAATATGTCTTCTGTTGGTTTTTTCCAGTATTTTTTGCTAGACTTGGTTTGAACTATAATCATAACTTCATAAATGTAATAAGCAAGTGCAATAATATATAATGTACCAAATATTGACAATTTTGAAGAGGTTGACAATATATCATTTAACACGAAAATAATAATAGCCAAAGCAAAAAAATGTAATATTAGTTTTGTAGTAGCATCCATTATTTTTGAATCACGCATTAATATATCAATACTATTTTCTCCTCGATGAGCCATATTGTCTGAAAGCCTATCGACTTCCATCATATCTTTTAGTTCTTTATCTAAACCAGTTGCGACAAGACTATTTGCAATCATTAAGACAATATTATCAATATTATAAAATAGTTTTGTTTTAATATCTCTTATAGAATTATCAACAGATAATTGCTGTGAAATAAATTTATATTGTTCTAATTCATAATTTTCTTTGAATATTGTCATTGCAGTTTCTTTGAGTTGTTTATTAGTATCAATAATTGCATTTCGTTCATCTAATGTTTTCTTAATATTAATGTCAATTTGTCGCTTCAAATCATCAATACTTTTTACAGTATTTAAAATATCTCTTCTCATTTCCGCTTCATTTTTCTTTATTTGCTCCTTCAATAATTCTTCATCGGTTATTATTTGTTGTTTTTCATTTCCAAGTTCCTGTGTTAATGTTTTTAATTTGTCATCTAAATTTTGTATTTCAATATTTAATTTGTCAATTTCACTCTCGTTTGATTCAAATTCTAATACCATTGCATTTAATTCAATCTGTAATTTTTTATAATACATTTTTCTTGCATATGCAATATCTGTTGCTAATTTTGCTTTTATTTTTGATTCTTGTGTCAAAAGTATTTGTTCCATTTTTCGTTGATCTGCTTTTTTCCTTGCTACTTCAGCTAATGCATGCTGCACATCAACCGATGTTAAGTCTAACCCAAGTTGATCTAAACGTTCTTTTTCTAGAATAGCTTCTTCGGTTGCTTTTTTTGCTAATTCTGTATTACGAATATGTTGTTCCAATTCAGCAGAAGCTTCTCTGTTGATCATTTCTTCTTCTTGTATTAATGTTTTTAATGATAACTCTTGAATTCTTGCTGCAAGTAATTTGGCAGCTTCTTCGTCTTTCACTAATGTTGCTCTTTCTAAATCCATTTTTTCTTTATTGATACTATCCGCATATTTTTGTTTATTAACTTCTAATTTATTTCTCAAATTTTGGATTTTAATCGATAATTGTTTATAGTCTTCAAGATCTTCTTTAAGTTGTTGCTCAGTCAGCATTTGGGCTTCTTTCATTGCTTTTTGTTTTAAGAATTCGGCATTTATACGCAATCTCTCTTTTTCTTCTGAAGCTAATTTTAACCAAAGACGTTTGATTTCAATATCTTTTTCTATAATTTCTTGTTCATTCTTTTGAATTTCATCCATTAAATCTGCATTTTGTTGTTTTTTCTGTTCAAGTTCATTATTGAGTTGTTTTAATTCATCAGCATATTGTTTTTCTAAATCAGCTTTTTTCTTTAACTCATCCTGTGCTTTTTGAGCAGCTTCTTGTGCCATTTTTAATTTATGTTCCATTTGTTTTTTAACTTCTTCATATTCAATCATTTTATTATCATACCATTCGTCGTATTGGTCAGTATTGTAAAAGAATCCCCTTCCATTTGATGTTTTTGGTATATTTTCATGTGAAAAATATACAGATAATACTCCAGGACCACGATTGTTTCCAAATCTTATTTTTATAGGATAATACGTATCAGCTTTAAGATTTATCACACCAGACCTTTCTTGACTAGGGTGTATCCCTTGGTTATTCACAACCAACGTATTTCCTATCCACAAAAAACTTTCATCATCAGAATTTGTGTAAAATGTAAAATTGCCACTATATTTTCTAGTAAAAAACCATCCATTAAATTCTACATTATATAATTCTCCAGATCCAGTAAACATATTCAATATTTCTACATTTTTTCCACTTTCCATTAACATACCATCATCATATTTTTGGTAACCAGTTTTACGTTCCCATACAAGACCATCTACATAGTATGGAAAATAATGACCATCGCCATTCGACGTTTTTGGTATATTTGCATGAGAAAAAAATATAGATGTTGTTTTTGGATTATTAATACGTGCATTAAATGGGTAATATGTATTTGCTTCTAATTTTATTTTTCCGCTTCTCTCTCGTACACCATCTAATCCATTATTACTTATCACAAGTTCTGGACCTACGTGTAAATAGCTATCTTTATCAGAATTGATATAAAATGTAAAGTCTCCGCTATAGTTTTTGGTATAAAAATATCCCATATAATCCATAATTGAATATTCGGTAGTTTGAATTTGCGAAGTATTAACTACTATACCAGATTCAAGATGCTCTCCTTTTCCTTTCGATTTTTCCACCAACTTTTCAGGAATTCCAAATAATTCCCATTCTGATAATACAACACATCTATTACCAGGACCTCCATATACAAGACTATTAATAATTATAGCATAATAACGGTATATACTTGTATTTGATAGTTTAAACTCGTGATAATTTGGAAAATCGTCGTATTTTATATTTTGACGTTCGTCAATTAAGACCCATTTTCCTGATTTCGGATTGTTGTATGATGCGTCGTCATTTGTTGCATATATTTTGAAAAAACTTGGACCATACGCAAAACAGTTTTGACCGAATCCACAGTTGTTATTTTTTACTGCGTGCAATATATATGATTTTAATAATATTTTTTCTCCCAAGTCAATTACAACATAATCACCATAGTAATTTGTATCATTGTTGAAGAAATAATTTGTTAATGCACCACTTGCAAATCCATTATTGTGATTATAATTAGGAGCAGATACATAACACGGAGGCCATGTGTTTTTATGTCTATTAAATGCATTATATGCAGCACGAGGACCTAGTGTTAAATGAGAACTTGCCCAACATCTTACATTAATTCTATCAACATAAGTTTTAGTGAAATCACTCATTGGTTCCCTTGGATAAAGTGTTAAATCAGTTTGTATCATTTGGTATTTATTCCAATTCAATCCACTTGGTTTTTGTTTATTTTCAAAATGTTCGTTTGTTCGTGTGCTTCTTGTGTATATAACAAATGAAAATATAATATAAATCAATACAACATATACAATCATAAGTGGTTTTGAAAATATAGAGTGCTTAATATTTGAATCAATGTTGTAAACAATTACAGTCAATACTGCGAAACAAACACAAGTTAATAAACAAATGTATAAAATAGTTTTTGAATCATCGTATTTTGCTTGAGCATAATTATCTTTTGTTTTGAGTCTTTTTATAGAGAGATTGTTTTTATCAACATTTGTTCTAATCTTATTTAATTGATCAGTAGTATTTATAAATTTCTGTGTTAAAATAATACTCTTATTATTCTCGTTGTTGATTAAAATATCATTCTTTAAATTAATGAAACAAAATGCTATTTTTTCATTAATAAATTTTTGCACAGTTTTATTTACTTCACTGCAACACATCAATATATATAATATCAATTTTAATCTGCAAAATACATAAAACAAATAAATATTATTTAAATACTCTATATTTCCGTTTGCAATATCTACTTTATTGAGGTAATTTAAATGTTTGATAATATCTTTTTGAAATATATTACACATAACAGAGTACATTTTATCTTCTATAAAATAGGTTGATGCACCATCAACTCTATCATATTTATATTGGATAGCAAATGTATGTATTTTTCCTGTATTGTCTTGTATCCAATTATTATCACTGTTTATAATGTACCTAGTTCTAATTGTAATATTGCCATCATTACTTTTGTGTTTGGATCTAAATTTATATATTTCACTTAATACATCAAGTAAAAATATGTATTTATTTACATCTTGACTGCAATAATAAGACATATCTACATTTATAATATTTTCATTTGCTACCGGGTCTTCATTAATAATTTTAAAATCAGCATCGTAATATTTTATGTTTTTTGCGATATCATCATAAACATTTGTATATTGGTATTTTAAAAAATATGACACAAATTCTGTAATGTTAAATGAATTAGAAAACAACACGGACATAACATTATCTTCTGCAAATTCATTTCTTACGAGTGATGCAGGTTTATTTTGATATTTAGTAATGATATTGATTATGTTGCTAAATTGTGTTTCACTATCAGTCATACTATTATATAAAAAGTAAATATTTATCAAAATATTACATATGATTTTTTGATATATAAAAAAAATTAATAATTATGCAACAAGGCAATGTTGTTTATGTAAGTTTCTTTTGAGTTTGCCACTTCTTTACTATCTGTTGTTGTTAAAAGATTTTCTTTTTTTAACCATTCTTTTGATAAAATGTGATATTTGCTTTTTTCGTTAAACAAAACAAATAATAATAAATATGATGCAATCACAATAATTATTGTAAATAGAATATCTCGGGTACTGTAGTATACTAATATAACGTACAGAGAGAACTGTGTATATGGATGCAAAAGAATTTTTTCTTGGACTTTGGTTATTTCTATTTTAAGATATCTATTGCCAATGTGGAAGAACATAATAGAAATTAGGAGTAATGGATCAAAGATCATTTTCTAATATATATGTATTAAAAAAAAAGGAAATTCGGTTGAAAATCATATAGAGACTTCTGTTGAAAACTTTTAAGTTGATTGATCATGTGAGATTCAAAAGTATTTGGATCTAAATCATTTGTATTGGTATAAATAACATCATCGCTTTTTTGAATTTGGATATTGTTTGGAGTATTTATTTTTTGCATATCAATAAATACAACATAATCGAATATTAAAGCAATTATAATTAATAAAAACAATACACCATTTGTATAATCCCATACAAATATGTAATAGTTTATCAGGAATAGTATTAATATCAGCCATCTATGTTCAAAAAAATGGAGAATAACATCGGGATTCATTACAGACGGTCGAAGACTAAATATTAATAAATATGCAGACAATATCCCGGATACGAAGTATTTTACAATTGATTCGAAATTTGGATTCGACATGATTTTATGTATTTTATCTATTATAGTAAGAGTATAAAAAATATATTTTCTTTTCCATTATGTATATTAGAAAGTTAATTAATTAATGAACTATAGCTACTTAAAGGAGGTATATCAGGTTGAGTCTTTACCCGACAAGAAAAAAGTCAAAAAGAAGAAAAATCCAGAATATTTAGAAGAATTTACAAATGAACAAACAAATAGTGAAAAACCATCATTGAAAACACCATTTGAGAGACAATTAGAAACTCCCAAAACATCGGTAAAGCAAAATATTGAACCATATTACGATGACGAACTTGAGAAATATCTTGATGTCAAGAATTCACATAATGAAATAAATATGAACTATACCCCTATAGATGACGGTAGCAACTATATAGACGACCAATTTTCACGAACAGACATACAAAATAATAGTGGATATAATAATAGATATATTCCGCAAAATGGCATATATTCACGTTTTGCCAAAACAAGCAAGCCTAATAACACAAATTATATGAGATATAATGATGATAATCTAGAATATTATAGTGAAGAAAAATCGGATAGTTCGGGATCATCGGGCAATATATATACAAGCACACCACCAGTTAATGCTGAAGTTCAGCAAACTAATACCCAACCACAAAATACAGACAATGATATGTTTTTCAAACATTTTATAAACATTGGATTATTTATATTTATAGGAATACTCATAATATTCTTGTGTGAACAAATAACAGAAATTGCAATAGGAATAGGAATGAAGCGCACAGTTTCCATACTAGAACCATATCTGCGAAAAAAATTATAGTCAAAATTCTATAATATTATTAAATGGATGAAGAAAAACAAATAACAAGAATAAACACTCCCTATATAACACATGTTGCTTTTTCTGGAGGTGGTATGAAAGGTATTTGTTATTTAGGAATTATTCGATACTTATACATAGAAAATCTTCATCAAAATATAAAGTACATACATGGAACATCAATAGGATCATATTTTGCAATTGTTCTTGCACTAAAAATACCATTAGATTTCATAGAAAATGAAATCCTTGAAATATTAAAAGAATTTACTACAAATGAAGAATTAGCAATTAATCAAAAACAACTACATAATTTGTTCCAAAAAAATGGTTTTTTTAAATTAAAATTTTTACTGAATCCCATAAAAAATTATTTAAAGAAAACTTATGATTTAGAAGATATTTCATTCATCGATTTGGTGAAAAAAACTGGAATAAATTTATACATTCCTTGTACAAATATAAATTCAGGGAAAATAAAAATTTTTAATGTAGACGATACGCCCAATATATCTGTATTTGATGCATGTGTTGCATCAATGAGTATCCCATTTATATTCGAACCAGTGAAAATATTAGACGATTATTATATTGATGGCGACGTATCATACATAGACAGAGACAATATATTTGAGAATATAGATGAAAATTGTATATTAAATGTTATACTTTCTAATACAGACACCATTGAAATAACTGAAAATGAAGCAGATACAGAATATCCTTTTATGGAATACTCTATAAGGGTAATGATGCTATTTTTCACAAAGGTTTTGACTATATATAAATTAAATGCTAACAGTGATTCAAAAAAATGCTTGAATATTCGCGAATTTCCTTGTAAATCTATTTTAAATTTCAAATCAAATAATGAAAATGAAATACGTATATATGTAACAGATCATGATTTTGAGAACCTTATTTTATTGGGATTTGTTGAAATTACAAATTATATGCAAAGAAATTATGTAATGAATAATACTATATAACTGGTATAAAGATAATATAATTAATATTATTCAACAATTTGATAAAATAATGAATATTTTACAAAACACAATAGTTGTTGGTGAAGAATCAATAAAAAATATGAAATACGAGACTTGTAACGAGTTATCTATTATAAATACAAATCTTTATAAATACGATTCTGGAACAACTGGTTGGTGGAAACCTTCCGTTAATGGAAATAAAAGGGTAATGATATGTGGAACATACCCAATTTCAGCAAGTAATGGATACTCGAAAGTTATATACTATATATCAAAATATCTCGGTCTTTGTGAAGACATTGATTTGACAATTTATGGATTTCAAAACTTTGTTCAAACAAATGGTGCAGAAATACGTAGTGACATTCCTTCGCGTGTAAAAATTCATGACGCTTTAGCTACAGAAAATCCAAAAAGAAATGGATTTGGAGAACTAGAAATACCAGATTATGTGAAGAAAAACCCACAAGATGTTATCATTATATTCAATGATAATATGATTACGAGTGCTATAACAGCAAATCTTGTAAAACATTGTTGGGATGAAAAACATAATTTTAAATTAGTCTCTTATATGGATCAGGTTTATCCTTATCAGAAAAAAGAATATATCGCATTACTTAACGCCTACTTTGACGCTATTATCGCTTTTACGCCATATTGGAAAGATATTGCTGTAAAACATGGTATTAAAAGTAGCATACCTATACATGTATTTCCGCATGGTTTTGATCATAATTTATACTATCCAATACCGATGAAACTTGCGAGAATGTATTATAAATTTGATCAAGATGCATTTATGGTATTGAATTTAAATCGTAATCAGCCAAGAAAAAGATGGGATACCACTATTATGGCATGGGTTGAGTTTGTTGAAAACCATTATCAAGTAAATGTTAAACATAATCCAAGAGATTTGAAAGTAAACAAACATACTTCTCGTCCTATTAAATTGATTGTTGGAACTCAAATGAATGGATATTGGGATTTGATGGATGTTATTGAAAACGAAGTAAAATTTAGAGATGTTCCTCTAGAATATGTGAAAAATACAATACAGGCAGTCAATCAACCTCAACAATTGTCTGATAGAGAAATTAATATACTTTATAATTCGTGTGATGTTGGATTGAATTCAGCAGATGGCGAAGGTTTTGGTTTATGCGGATTTGAATGCGCAGCATTAGGAAAGGCTCAAGTTTCTTCTTATGTTGGAGGAATGAAAGAATTTTTTAATTCGCAAAACTCTATCATTATTGAACCGGTTATGGGTATATATCTTGATAATAAAAATAAAGGTATTGGTGGCAAGGCTGAATTGACAAATCCACATGATTATGCAAATGCATTCTGGAAATATTTTAGTAATCCCGATCTAGTAATAAAACATGGAAAAAAAAGTCGTGAAAATATTCTAACAAATTATCGATGGGAATCATTAGTAAATTATTTTTACAAACGCGTAATCCCACTTTTATAAAATTTAGTTATTTTTTCATATACGATAATTGAATTATTTGCGTGTATTTTTGTATATTGTGTTACAGTACCAACCATTTAGTCCTAGTATTTCAAATACAATATGTAATGTAAGTCCTGTGAGAAATAATATGACTTGTAATGTATAAAGAATATCCCATTTCATATATTTTTCTAAAGAAACTTGTTGATCTATCATACTTTTGCTGATAAAACCGATAATATTTCCCATTACAACAGTTGATACACCAACAACTATCGCCTCTATTAATAATTGACCACTCATTTTATTTATAATATAAGAAAAAAATGATAGAATAATCTATATAATTTATAAGTAATGGATGATATAAATGCTAATATTATAAATTTAATCAAGGATCCATATAATACACTTGATAAATTAAGCACAGAAGAAATTGTTGATATATTGACAATTGCTGATGAAAACTTCTTTAACACGAATGAAACTTTATTTTCAGATGATATTTATGATATTGTAAAGGATTATCTACGTTCGCGAGATAGTTCAAATAAATATTTAAAAAAAGTTGGTGCAAAAATAGAATTTAACAAAGAAACTCTTCCATATTATCTTGGTTCTCTTGATAAAATAAAAGATAATGATGTAGAAATAACAAAGTGGTTAAAGAAATATGAAGGGGAATATATTATATCCGAAAAACTAGATGGTATTTCTTGTTTATTATATAATGATGGAAGTAAATTCAATTTATACACAAGAGGTGACGGATTTGTTGGTCAAAATATAACACATATCTTAAGATATCTTAATGTCAATATATCTAATATATCAACTAAAATGGCAATAAGAGGCGAATTAATTATATCAAGAGAAAACTGGAAAAAAATATCACATCTTGGTGCAAATGCTAGAAATATAGTTGCAGGCGCGGTACATAGTAAAAAATTAAATTTAGAAATTATATCGAATATTGATTTTATAGCATATGATATGATTTTTCCAAGAATGAATATAGGCAGTGCATTCGAGCAATTGAAATATTTAAATGTACCAGTTGTCAAACATATAAAAGTAGATAGAACAAATTTGACGAATGAATATTTATCATTCATATTGCAAAAGTGGAGACAAGATTCATTTTATGAAATCGATGGTATTGTTGTCCACCATGATTACAATCATAAATTAGTATCTGGACAAAATCCAAAATATGCATTCGCATTCAAGACAATATTTACACATGAACAAGTTGAGGTAATTGTTACAGACGTTGAATGGAATGTTTCAAAACATCGATATTTGAAACCTCTTGTAAAATTTAATCAAATAAATTTAGGAGGTGTTAAAATTAAACAAGCAACTGGATTTAATGGTGCATTCATAGAGACTAACAAAATCGGTCCGGGCTCTCGTGTTATAATTGTAAGGAGCGGAGACGTTATTCCACACATTTTAAAAGTGTTGACACCTTCATCAAATAACATTCCAAAAATGCCAGAAGTTAATTATGTATGGACTGATACAAAAGTTGATATTTTACTTGCTGGAGTTGAAAAAAACAAACAACAAGATGTTCAAGTATTTTCACACTTTATGAAAACACTTGATATTGAAGGAATAAAAGAGGGGGTATTATCAAAAATGTATGATAATGGTTATGATACTTTATCAAAAATAATAAATATATCAATTGATGAATTAAAAAAGTTGGATGGTTTTCAAGAAAAAAGTTCTAAAAAAATATATGATGAACTTCAAACAATTAGAAATGTTTCATGTGATAAATTGTTGGTAGCATCAAATATATTTGGAAGAGGGTTTGGAGATAAAAAAATAAAATTAATCACAGACGAATATCCATTTATATCTTATGATAAAGAAAAAGCACTCAGGTTAACAATAGGAGATATTACAAAAATCAAAGGTATTGCGAATGTAACAGCATCGCAGTTTATATCAAATTTACCAGAATATTATAAATTTTGTGAAAATCTAGGTATAAAATGCAACAATCCAACTTCAAATGAAGCTAAAACAACTGGTACAATTCTTACAAATAGCAAGCAATGGGCTATTATGTGTGACAAATTTAAGGATAAGAAAGTAATATTTACAGGCTTTCGTAATAAGGATCTAGAAACAATAATTGAAGAATGTGGTGGGAAAGTTGTAACTTCTATTTCTAATTCTTTAAATTATGTAATAGCAAAGGATAAAAATGAAAACAACAACAAAATTTTGAAGGCAAAAAGTATGAATATTGATATTCTATATAAAGACGATATTGAGAACATACTGATTAAATGAAAAATATATAAAGATAACCTACATTATATATGTAGCAATAATTAAAGCTATACATACATAATGCAATCAAGATTCCAAGAAATGCTTAAAGTCCAGCGTCAAAATCAAGAAACCGCGAGAGTTGGATTGAAATGGGAAGCAGATGAACTAGACCACCTTATGAAGATGGTTAATGAAGGTCAATCGACACAAGATATTGCAAAAACCCTTCAACGTACTGAGGGTAGCATTAGAACACGACTTATTCTAAATGCTATTTCTAAGATGGAAGATGAAAATCTTTCAATCGAAGATGCTGCTAATCTTCTTAAGATTTCAGTTACAGACATTCAAGAATACACTGATAAAAGAACTCAACGTATTGAGAAAAAGAAAAGAAAACCATTTTCAAACAATATCAATGACGTCTATTCACTTCTAGTAGCGGTCAATAAGAAACTTGATACTCTTATCGCGGCCAAGTAAATTATAAATTGGTTTGTATGGTATTAATTAATTCTTGATAATTATTTCCAACAATAGTTTTCAATTTTTTATTATTTTTTAAAACAATAACAGTTGGGACACTTGTTATGTTTTGTTCATTACAGATAGTATCGCACGAGTCTATATCTACATCATATACTGTAATAGTTTCTTTATTTTTCTCTCCAATTGATTCTACCATTGGTTTTAGTGTTTTACATGGTCCACACCATTTTGCACCAAAATAAACTATTTTAAACTCGTTCCCATTGCTCTCCAGAATATCACTCCAGGTTATATTCTGTTGTATCTTGATCATATAATATGTATATATATTTTTATTCTCATACTGTTTCCAGTAAATAAAGAGACTTATTTATTGCTAACTTTATTTCATCAATTAAATTGTGTAATTCTTTATCAGCATGTGATATATATTTTATCAAATCATTATCTATATATTTAAGAACATTTGACAAATACATTTTAAACTCTTCCAATGTCATTATTTTATATTCAATAGTTTGTGTTTCGTTAAAATTTAGTCTGCCGTATTTTCCCATATATGCTTCCAAAAATTTATCATGTAACTCGTTGATAGAATCATACAATTCATCTGTTGTTTTGTGAACAGAATAGTATTTTGTGACAAAGTGTTGTGTTTTTATATTGATAAGCATTTCGAAAAAAATACTTAATATGGGTGGTTGGGATTTTACTTTTTTTTTCATCGTACTTATATACCTATCTCTATATATGTTAAGTATTTTAAATTAAAGAAAATGAAAAAATGATTCAATACTATTTGATTTAAATTACTGACGCGATTAATGTCAATTTCAAATTCTACAAATGAAGTTTTTGAAAAATTCAAAAGAGATACGTACCTCAATTTTAAAAATATTCAAAATTACGAATTACATCAAAGTGTACAAGAATATGAGGAATATAAAGCTTTGAAAGCTCAACTTTCGCAAGATGTTATTGTTAAAGGATTGAATTCTATAATTAAAAGTTTAGAAAATCAACTTGCGAGAGAAAGAAATGAGCATAGAATGTTATATGTTAGGAACCAAGATACACTTCATTATTATGATTCTGTAATGTCAGAAATGAGAGAACAAATAATTTCATTACAAGTTTCAAATCAAACCTTGAAATTATCAAATGATATTATGGCATATAAAATGTCATCTTTCATTAATTGTGAAGAATGTGTTATAAAAAACTTATCTGAAAATATGAATGATGACGAAGACCATTGGATTGGATACAATAGCAACTATGATAATAATGACAACATGAAAAAAATATTTACAACATGATACATAGTTCCACTTTTTTACCTTTTACTTATTTGATCTCAAATAATATCCATGATTTTTTGATTTTTTCATAGAACTTCTCAACGCATAATTATGCGTTGTTTTGTTATCTTCTACTGATACATCAGTATAGTTGTTATTACAATTAATAATATTTTGTACTGTTATAACTCTATTTCTCAAAATGTAAATGATATTTTGAATGGGTAGTTCAGCAGCCTGCTTAGCCATATTTCGAGTATACATTTTATGCTTTAAGATGTTAATATATCTTAAGAATATTAAATATCATTTTTTTTACTTTTTGGATATAAAAGTATTTTTGAATTAGTAATAAAATATGTTTTTATTAAATACCATTAAATATGATGCAGATAAAAATTATGATTTATATGAGAATGAAATTAATCAGTATTATGAATTAAATAATAATTATAATATGATTTCATTAACAAATTACATTTATAAATTTTATATAGGGGGTATATGCTGGTATACAAAGTACACAGAAGAAATAGATATATATGTTCAAAATCTATATTATAGATATAGTGATTATTATATTTCAAAGATTTGTAATGATTATATTATAACAGAACAATTGTTATTTGATTTTGTAAATGAAAATTGGTACGAAACACTAGTTGTTAAATATATAGTGACAAAAACAGGATATAATATAAAAATACAAGATTTTATTAAAAAAGGATTTGAAAATATAGATAATTTACCATTAAATTCTCTTTGGGAAGTTGATATTAAAGATGTGTACATAGTCTTGGCAAAATTGTTAGATTTTATCATTAAAAAAAATATAAATTTTCTTATTCTTGATATTGTAATTAATCGATGTAACAATTAATTATTTTTATATTTCATCTTGATTTATTTTAATTTTTTCAATGTAAGGTTTTAGGATTTCATCTACGATAATATCTGGATTAAAATCGTCATGTGTCATAAATACTTTCAATAGTTGTTCTGAAAATCCAGATATCATTGCTGTATTCTCAATAGAGCAATTAACTGGAAACGATTCTTCGTGATTAGAATTCAAATTCCAATAAATGAATTTAGGCATCGTATACTCATTTTGTCTAAACTTGTTTTTAATTGTTTGATGAATGGTTTTCATATCTTTTTCACATTTCGATGCACTGTCAAATTGCATATCAGTAAATACAAAGAGTTTTTTAGGCATATCTTCGTCTTTAATATTGTGAAGTTTACCATAATTAATGATGCTTTCACAGCATTTTAGGAAGTCTGTACTGTATCCATATTCCATGTCTCTAATCGCCTGATATGCATCAAACAAACTAGTATCTGGTATTGTCATTAGTTCTGGATTTTCACTAAATGTTATAATTTTGTTTTTAAATTCATTATTACAACATCTTGATGTGATAATTCCAAGGGCAATTGCAACTTGTGCTGGAATACTTCCATTTGATGCTGAGAACATTGAACCCGACACATCTACAATAGAAATAGCATTCATAAGTTTACCACTTTCTTTTACATCATTTTCAATGGCTTTCCACTGAAGTTCAATAGTATCATTTATGCCATCATTAGAATTAGTAATATAATAGTTTGCTAATTCGTGAGGAAGAATTCCTGTGGTTTTCATTTTCACTTCGCCGCGTTTGACAGAATCTAAATATGCTTGATACCGATCATTGTCATGCTTCCTAAACGCATTCATAAAGCGCTTCGATGCCACTGCAGGAACTGTTTTATAATCAATTGTGTTCCATTCATTATTACACATTTTATTTTCAATCAATTTAAGATGATTACGCAGCGGAGCAATAATTTCTTTTCTATACTTTTCCATTTTTTTAGGTTCATCTTCGCCAAACATATGCTTAGCAAGAATCTTTGCATGCATTTTTTTTTTATCATTTCTATCATTTTCACTTGGTGCCCATTTTGCACAAAGAGAAATCGACGATTTATTATCAGTTTGTGAAAGAATATTTTTATCTTTCATTAGTTGATCTGCAAATAATTTTAATTCGATAGGAGTATCTTTTGTATTATCATAAAATGAAATATTTAGAGCATCTTTCCAGCGACCATATTCATTTATATAAGTCAAAATATTGTCGTTATATGTCATGGGTTTGTTTTTCTTCAACCAACACATTGCATCATTTGCAATCTTTTTTTCTTTTTTTCCATTTTTCCTATCCCGTCCATTAAAAATAACAGCCACTGTTTTTACAGGATCAATATTCCAACATTTCTCGATATACTTGTAATTTTCTTCTTTTTTCATATCTCTCACAAACATCATAAAATAATCAACAATTAAATTACCAGATGACTTATACGCAAGCGCACCATTTTCAGTCTCAGTATACTGTTCCGTCATTTATATATGATTAGTATATATCTAGACGATGCATATATATATTTATATCATTTTTTCACAAATCATACTGATATATTTTTGATAAAACATAATTATAAAAAAATGATAAAATATATAAGAACTATTTTATATATATAAATGATGAAACTTTGTATTCTGTATAGGATACACCCAGCAATCTTAACAAATTAAATGATGAAACTTTGTATTCTGTAAAGGATACACCCAGCAATCTTAACAAATTAAATGATAAAACTTTGTATTCTGTATAGGATACACCCAGCAATCTTAACAAATTAAATGATGAAACTTAGTATTCTGTATAGGATACACCCAGCA